GGTACGCAATATGTCTGTCATTGACGTCGTTCCTGTGAACGAAGGCTTCTACGCTTCCAAGCGTGTAAACCAGATCCCCGGGAATATTCCTGACGTCCTTGGCAATTATACGACATTTACGTACAACAAACTCACGAGAGTGTCCAATGAAGTTCAGCGTCGTCCCAAGCCCAAACCTTTATCGCCCACTGCCTTGTCACCGCAATCAACTACCAAGTTGAAAGCTTCGACTACGGACTGGACGTTTTGGTACGGGGACTGGTATGACTATAACTACTACCGAAGTAAAGGCATAAGAAATTATGCTCCAACGATACCTGATGATTTTGGACCTGACATGACTCGAGTCATCCTTGACAAGATAAGTGAAAGGTTCGTTAATCTAGGGTCGTCGTTGGCCGAGTACCGCGCTACTGGTGAAATGTTCCATCAGTATGCTACCGGTGTTCGGGATGCCTGGCGTAAGTACCGCGACCTCAGGAAACTGAAGTTTAGGAAGAAACTTACACCTTGTTCGGTTAACAGTGCTGAACTAGCATATAGTTTCGGAGTTGCACCTCTTGCAGGAGATCTTTATTCTGCTGTTGAGGCGCTGAAGCTACGTTTGGGTGAGCCGATCACTATGGCCATCCATGCCACACGTTCCCTCCATCAAGTCGATGAACTACCCGACGAGTTGGATTACTGGAAGCGTGGTTACGTAGGTATTCGGGACTATAAGCGTGTTACCAGACGTGCCAATCTTGCTGTACAGCTACACCCGACAAACCAGTATTCAATTACGTTCGGAAATCCGACGAATTGGGCCTGGGAACTTACCCCTTTCTCCTTCGTGGTAGATTGGGGTATTGATATCGGGGGTTACCTTGAAGCACTTGACACTTTGCGGAGAATTGACTCCTTATCTGGTACCATGACTCAGAAGCGTTGGCAAACCATCTACTGGAAGCGACAGTTCTCTGCGAGCGCTTACGTGCCTCCTGCTATAGGAGACGTAGGTAAACTCGTATACAAAGAACATAGCCGATTGTTGATGAATAGCCTGCCTCTTCCGCCACTCCCGCGTTGGGAGCCGTCTGCGACGTGGAGGAAACTCCATAGAGCAGTCTCGCTTCTTATCGCGGTAAACCAACCTTGCCGGAAGTACTCCGGTCGTCGTGGGTAACGTCTATCCACATCACGGGCCTTTCTGGCTCATAACATAGGAGAATCACCCCATGGGTGCTGCTGCTAATATCGTACTGACCGACAGCTCTACTGTTGATCACACTTTTAACCCGGTTGAAGTTTCGCCGGCGAATTCCTTATACCTTGCACGTGTTGGTAACACGCCGCAAGGCAATGAGGCTCTGCGCCTGCTCTTCTCTCGGGCAACAAGTGGTCGTGCTACTAATCGTGTCACGCTTCATCTGGATAAACCTTACGAGCAGGAAGTGGACGGAGTCTATACCGTCTACGATACTGCTCGGTTCAAGGGTACCTGGACTCTGCCTGACACGATGACCCTGGCACAGCGTGAGATCTTTGCGTCACTTGTGATTGCATCGATCAACAATGCTGTGTTGACTACTGCCGTCGAAGAACTCGAATCCGTCTGGTAACTCTGATGGACCCTCGACCTTCGCGCGGCGATGGCGAGCGGTGGTTTCCGACTCGTGCTGAAGTTGTTGCGCTTTTATCTGCAATTGCTCCGGCTGTTCGGTTGATCATCGCTTACTTTAGGTTGCGTAAGCAACCGTAGTCTTTACAGGGAGTAGTAGCTATGTCTAGTAATTTTGTTATAGACAAGACCTCAGACTTTCAGACTGAGGTCACGACCGTAATGGCACTTTGCGAAACTGTAGATACGCCGCGATCACTCGCGGTTTACCTGATGTGCAAATATCAGGAGTTCGAACAGTATTTGGACCTTCCGATGGATCCTCTTTTCCAGTGCGATGACTCGCACCGGTTTGCTGACGATTATCTTGTCAGCGAGGTTCTTAGGAAGTCTCCAAACCTGCCGATTTCTGCAGATCGCAAGGAGGCTGCTCTGAGTAACTTTTGGGACTCTGAGCTTAGCTGTTTTGCTACTAATCTCCGTTTAGCGACGGAGACGCTTTTTGAGGAAAACTTAATCAAGAAGCGAATAGCAGATATCCTTGGTCCGTTAGATCGTACCGCTTTGTCTTTCGTAGAGCGGAACTTTCGACACGGCCCAGGGGCTACAGCTACATTACGTGGTAGAGGTATTGTGCTGTCGGACAAGTTCGAAAACGAACTTAGCTTGACTGCCGCACTTATCCCTTACTATAAATCCATCTTGGGTCCGGCGTGGCACGACGCCTCGTCGGGAAGAACCCAGATCGTTGATGGTAGTAAGTTTACCACAGTTCCCAAGGACGCACGAAAGGATCGCGGAATTTGTGCTGAACCCACTCTGAACATGTTCGTTCAGTTAGGGATCGGCGCTCTTCTTCGATCTCGTCTAAAGTCCTTTGGAGTCGACTTAAACGACCAGACCAGGAACCAGAGTCTTGCTCAACGTGCTTATGTCGAAGGTCTCGCGACCATCGATTTGAGCGCTGCCAGTGATTCGCTATCTTTTGGTTTGGTCGTCCGTTATCTCCCAGACGAGTGGACGAGTCTCTTGCATCTCTGCCGCAGCCATCGTACTTATATCGATGGTGATTGGCACGATCTCGAGAAATACTCATCCATGGGCAACGGATACACTTTTGAGTTAGAAAGTTTGATATTCTTCTCAGTTGTAACATCCGTTGTTCCTCGTTGTCTGTGGGAGAAGGTTGGCGTTTACGGTGATGACTTAATTGTCCCATCCGAATATGCCGGCCGCGTTGTCGACGTCTTGAAGTTCTTAGGCTTCAAGACGAACATACGAAAGAGTTTCTTGGCAGGAAACTTTTTCGAATCTTGTGGATCGCACTGGCATAGGGGACATAACGTCCGGCCCTTCTACCTCAAAGGTAGTTCGGATCGGATACCCTATGCTGTGCAGATCGCAAACAAGCTCAGAATTCACTCCTGGCTTAGATGCGATCAGATCGGCTGTGATCCTCGTTTTCGTCGCTTGTGGGTAGCCTTATACTCTGTTGCACCAAAGGTGTGGCGCGAGGCTAAGGTTCCCCTTGAAGCAGGCGATACCGGTTTCATCTCGAGCTTGCTTGAGGCGAAACCGAAGAAACGAGGTGATCAGCTAGAGGGTTATCTTTATCGGTCAATCATTATGCAAC